GGAACATATAACCACCAGCTTACGCCGCCTTACACATATACAATGGCTGGTGGGCCCGAGTCGTGGTGATCCCATAATCTAGTGCTAATATTTTGTCAGCCCCAGAACAGGAATAGGTTTCACCGACATCACTCGTCGCAACCATCTCGTCCAACATAACTACTTCGTGGGATGCGAGATCATATCGCTGATAGATCTCGTTGCAACTCACTTCGAAGTGTGGATAGTCAGACTTGACGACTTTGTCAAGCGCATCGATGTGCCCGCGATACTCGGATGCGTCGGAAAATTTCCGGCGCATGGCCTCAACAAATGGAAAGTGTGTATGCGGATACGCTCCATTGACGAGGTTCTTCATAAAAGCTCTTGCTCGAGATGGGATAGACCCTTTCCCTGCGAGGTCACCATGAGTGGTGCCGGATGCGCGCAAGAGTACACCTAAGTTCAGGACTGGCCTAAGAACTCCGGACGTATCAAACACAGGGGAATGCTTGAGGAATTGCAATTTATGCATATCTTCAAGCTGTTCACACCCTGTGACGATATATCCGGCGCGCTCGGCTGCCTCTCTAATAGACTCTGGTGTATACACGGACAACATAGAAAGAGAAATTGCGATCAAGAGATTTGCCAAATTGTTGATGGCAGTGGTGATCGTTGATCCGGAGTACAACTTCTCAAAGATAGGTTTTAAGATGACCAACAGTTTGCGTGACAAGACATCGTATATCCGAAGCGGGACTTTACATTGCCGAATCAAGTTTTTGAACTCAGATCTACAAGACTCTGGAACTAACTTTGCAAAGAGTTTGAACAAATGTTTTGAATGTGACGCGTCGCACGAAGAAATATCAAGATTATAAAACTTCACCCCAGTGGGTGTGCGAACAGAGAAACATGAATCATCTGAAAAATAAACAAAATAAAACCTTCCAGGTGGGTTGATAAGGTGATTGAACACCTCTGTCAACGCAAAAGGATCTGGGGATTTACAAAAATGTATACATCCTCCATTTATATACAAGTCCTCCTCCGCTTGCGCAGTCTTCAGGAACTCAGTCAACCGAAAACCGTACAGCGAAGCTGCGGTACCAAGATCGACAATCATCCGTGGTTTCTTGCCGGGCTTGGCCCACTCGGCCTTCTTCATCTTGTACCATGCTGATTTGACCCAGGGCGCGGTAAAACGTTCCGCACTCTCAGTCAACTCATTGAACGCATTAATGCGCAGAAGACGCTTCTGATGAGGATCATCATAATGCTCTTCCGCCTCAAGCTCTACTCCTTTAAACTCGACAAAATGAGGGTGAATCTGCGTCACAAAATAAGTAATCAAAATGCTACGCACAAGATTGATGAATACCTTTTGGTTGTTGAAGAGCTGTTGATGGTACCCGGGTTTGGCTGGTTCACGGACACCCAACAACCGCCTCATCGCGAACCTCACGTTTTGGTTACAGTTCGCATATATGACGGCTGAGTGTGCACATGACGGGCCAAACACGGTCCGATACGATCCATCACTCGACGACTCCTGATTCGGGAAAACGACTTCTCCGTTGAGAAAAAATTGATTCCCCGCCACACACACAAACTCATGATTGAAAATGTACATGTCTGTTGTGTGGTATTTTACAACCCCAACTCTGTACGGATCCCTTGGTTCGACACACTCTGCAAGGGACCCGCGATGGGAAAAATTGGCTCGGAGGTAACGGGTAAACAGTCTTTGGCCAGCACTTCATATGCAAGTACTTGTTGCACAAAGTGGAGTATGGTAGACTGATAGGCCCGCAGATCACTACGCATCAGCGTATTCGCAAAACTGAACGAATCAGCTGCTGCCTTCACGGCCAACACAAACGACGAGTTGACACTCCCGTCGCGCGACAAGATCTGTCTACACGTAAGTTTCGAAGCTGTGTTCAACAGCCTCAGATACAAATAAACAAAGATCTTACAATCGAAGTGTCTACCAAACATCTTCGATAGCAACAAATACCTCCGTCTGACGGATTGGTCAAAGAAAGAGGAACCCAATAATGCCAGATAATTGGGTTTAGAATCTTGGAGATGAACGGCTTCTGCATGCGTGGGGCCTTGGTCGATGTTGACGGCGAAAGTCGTACCGCGTCCGCACACCAACGACGGGTTGCACAACATAAGATGCGCGCTCATCCATCCCTCCTTCCGAACAGTTGTCGTCGTATAGACTTGCACTTTCTGGAGCGCGAACAATTTGTCTGGTGGTATGAGTGCAGGATCAGGGTCGATCGGATCCTTAAGATCGCCAGCAGCAGGATGAATGATTCTGCAGGGTGCTAAATCGGGAAGATCGAACGGGGGTGCCGGTGGTACCACGGGGAGGATGTACGAGCTGTCGGGCCGTTTAAAAGCCCACCACAACACGTGCGAATGCGCGAAAACATTCTTGCTCTCTCCGCGCCAAATCCACCGCGGCGGCCTCCAATCCTTTGCACCCCTGGGTGTGCACTTTTGACAACAATACGCGTCCCGTTTGTCAACAATCAATTTAGCTTCAGGACACGGCCTGCTATCCTGGAAAATTTCCTTGAGAATTGATCTCTTCGCAGCACGATCGAAAACGTACGGGGCGGCTGCTGGGACGGGCGCAATGAGAGCAGGTGCGGGTGGTGGCAACTTGACTTCAGGCCCTGCTTTAACCTCCGGGGGTGGCAAGGCAGGTGCAAGCTGGGGTTTGAGCTCGGGTGACGGTGGTGCACGATTCATCTCGCGAATCAGTGGTTCGACAGCTCCGGGGTTTCCCTCGGGTACAAAGTTAATGTCGTCCACATGTTTTTCATCGAGAATCTCATATACCTCCGCCGCCCGCCGGTTATTGTGTTCCAAAACCAGTGGCGGGTCATCGCGAAAACTAAGCCCGCGGTGAAAGTGATACGCGCTCTTTGGGCATAACCTGATGGCGTGCGGGCAGGCGTCAAAGATAGGCGGCTTATCAACCCTTTTCTCCTCGCGTTTCTGCTCGGCCTTACGTCGCTCGGCCCTGGTAAACGGATCACTTGTGCGCTTGTGGAAGTGCGACGTCGAGGCACAAGCCCTCAATCTAACACACTCCACAAAAGCCAGATCGTCGCTTTGAGTAAACTCACCCATCGTCCCGTTGATTTGCAGTACGTCCCACTCAACATTAAAAACAAGGTGGTAATGAACAAACAGCAACAACGCGCACACAACAAAACAACACAGGCGGGAGCGATCATCATCGCCTGTGGCCTCTCCATTGACACCATTGATCTCAGAACGCACTTGTGGGTCGGCGGCAAGGACAAACTCCGTCCATCGTCCAGTCCGGGCAACACCGTCAAGCCACTCAATGGTGAAAGCATTCCACCCATGAGTAGCCATAACTGCACGGATCTTCTTCCCAAACTGCTCGCTGTGCCCAAGCCACATGTAGGTGTCAACCGTGTCGTGCGGTTTCTTCACTGGAATCAAAGTAAGCCCTGGGATGACATACCCCTCGCACGACTTCTCAAACATGTGTTGCCGGACGATTTGTCCATTGCAATACAACCCGACTGGATTGACTTTGATCCGTCGGATGTGCTTCACGGGCCTCTGCTGCGAATCAATTGAAACGCCGGTGATCCACCCCTTGTTTGCGTCCTCCTTGAACTCTTGTACAATGCCGGTTTGCAACCTCGCGGGGGTGAGCCACGGTAAAGGCGGAGTAGGTGGCGAGATTGTGGTAGGAGCGTTGAGTTGACTCCGAGTCATAATTGGAAGTTGCTCTTGTTCATCTGATGTGACGTCATCAGTGTTAGTAGCTGACCCGTTGTTACCATTGAGCGCCTTCCTCGCCTCAACGGCCTTCTCCATCTTGGTCCAATACTCATCCTGGGTGTCCCAATCATCGGTGCAGTCTTTTGACGTCGACAGAAACCCGTACCGTGGGTCTCCTGGCTTGATCTTCTTCAGATCAGCCTCAACTTTGGCAATATATGCCGCGGTATGCTCAACCGGGACGGGGGTGGGATTAACTGCTGGGCTTGGATACGTCTTCCTCCCTAGCGCCCTCCTGTACTCGTCGTCATCCTCATGATTCTTGACTGAAAAATGCAAACGGTGTGCAGGTTTGGGTAGCTTGACCTCCTCCTCCTTTGGGGTGCCAGCAGTGAGTTCTGGGATCCTTGGGTCATGTCGAACTGTCCGCCTTTTCATCATCTCTGGGGCTGTCGAGTCTTTCGGGATCATGAAGACGTACAAGTCACCTCCGAAAGGGTTGGCACATGTCAACGTGTTGAACGTGACTGTTGGTGGGTCAGATTCTGTCCCAGATCCGTCATACATGAACACCGCTGCGCTAACACCAACACTGGTTCCAGCTGTGGAAGCGAACTCGCCACTGTAGAAGTTGCCGAACGTATCAGGTGTCTCAAGAACCGTAAAATCGTCCCTAACAACAAGTCCATTGGACAAACTCGCGACTTCAGCACCCGTCATCTTCGTTTCCGTTCCGTTGGAATACGCAAGGTGGAACAAGATCATCGTCGAGTCAGAGGACATATTGTGG